ACGGATTAACTCGTAAGATTTCTGGTTATGCTAAAGTCAATCAGGATTTAGATAGTATTAAAAAAGTTCTTGCTTCTGGATATCCTATTGTATTTGGATTTACTGTTTATCCGTCTTTTGAATCTGAAGACGTTGCTGATAGTGGCGAAGTAGATATGCCGGGAATTTTTGATAAAGCAATCGGGGGTCATGCAGTTTTGCTTGTAGGATTCAAAGATTCCACAAAAAAATTCATTGTAAGAAATTCTTGGGGGCCAGATTGGGGCGATAATGGATACTTTACATTGCCCTATAAGTATGTTATAGATCCAAAGTTGGCTTGTGATTTCTGGACTATTACTAAATAATTAATGCGGAGGTGATGTTAATGGTAGCATGACGGTCTCCAAATCCGTTCGTCTGGGTTCGAATCCTAGCCGCCGTGCCAATAATAGGTGATTAATGTTTGATGATGCAAAGAATGCTATAAAAGAATCGAGTCGGTCTAGTTCCATTTATGTGGGGGCCGACTCGATCATTTTCACTAAAGATGGTGAGAGATATGCCAAATATTCCACAGTTATTATTATCCATATAGATTCCAAACATGGGTGTAAAATATTCCATAACTCTGTTGATATGAAAGATTATGGCAATTTAAAACAGAGACTTATGATGGAAGTTCAGATGGCAGTAGAAGCGGCCACAGAGATTTTAGAGGTTTTAGATGATAGATCTTTATCAATCCATTTAGATTTAAATCCGAACCCAAGATACAAATCTAATATTGCAGTTCGTGAAGCACTCGGATGGGTTAGAGGATCTTTGGGGATTGACGCAGAATTAAAACCTAGAGCATGGGCAGCATCGACTTGTGCAGACCATATAGTAAGGAAATGATAAATAGTTCCAAAGGAGTTATTATTCATGTGCGTAGTTGTAGCCAAATATCTTCCAAATCTTGGTTGGGTGATTGCTAAAAATAGAGACCAAGATTATGTTTCTGATATAAGTTTTGAAGATGAAACTCATCCAAAAGTTGGTGAGGTTTTTTTGATGCATGATAAAAATACTGGATATGATGAAGGTATGAATTATAAAGGGTTAACAATCATCACAGCCAGCCTAACTCCAAATATTGATGATGAAACAGATCGTTCTGATGGGAGTAAGATTCAAAAAGCTTTGGCAATGGAAACGCCAGAAGAAGCAGCTAAGTATCTAATATCAAAAAAGTTGACTGGATTTCTTTTTATATGTAACAGAAGTAAATTTATCTTGGTTGAAGCGGCTAAAACTAATGATGGTAAAGGTGAATATAAAGCAACATCAAGAATTGTTCCCACTTCAGAAACAGTAGTAAGGACTAATCATGGAGTTGAATTTCCTTGGGCTGGATTTCAATATGGGGTTGAGGGTAAACAAGATATGTGGCGTAAATCTAGTGAGAGACGTAAAGAATTGGCCGAACGAGCCGTAAGAAATGCTAAAACTCCAGAACAAATGTTAGATAATATGTCACAGAAGTTAGATAATGATTTACAAATGAACTTGTTTAGAGTAGAATATACGCCTAGACAAATGAGAACGATTTTTCAATGGGCCTTAGTTCCCAGTCAAGATAAAGCATATATTAGGCCAATTCAATGTAGAATGAAACAAGATGTTAGTAGAGAAAAGATTCATATTGAACTTTTAGATAATAAATGTATCAAAAAAACATTTCCTACAGTCAAACATCTTGCAAAATTGTCTATCAAAGATGATGGCAAGTATATGGATGCAATTCAAGAACAAGCATTGACGTTTAAAGATTTTATTTAATGGAGATTTATAATGGAATATAATGATGTGATTACTATCAAGCTGGTATCTGGTGATGAAATTATTGGTCGTTATCAGGAAAGTGTTGGTGATACTACTGCACTAAAGAAGCCAGTAACTTTTATGATGGGACAACAGGGTCTGGGTCTTGTTCCCTATGCATTTTCAGCGCCAGAAGATATTACTCTAGAATTTCCCAAGTCGTCAATTATCGTATCATTCAAGACAGATAAGACTGTTGCAGATCAATATCTTCGTCAAACTACAGGGTTGATTCTAGGATGAAAATTCATATTCCACCATACAGGAGCGACTTGATTCCTATCCGAGGACTAGAAAGAAAATACGAACATTGGCTGGACAAGTATTATCTAGATGAGTCAGAATATACTTGGCACGATAAGATTGTGTTTGGTTTATTTGATAAGTTGAGTGATTTCTTTCTTCCTATCAATCGTTGGTGGTATAGTCGTGATCGCAAGATCAAGATCAAGATTGACAATTATGATTTATGGAGTATGGATCATACATTGGCATTGATCATTCATCCTATGCTTTTGAAACTGAGGGAGAGTAAGTGTGGTTCTCCTGATGTGGCAAACGAGGATGTTCCTGAACACATTCGTTCTGAACAGCACAATGTTGATGGTGATACTGATGAACATTGGCACAAACGGTGGGAATGGGTTCTTGACGAGGTGATATGGAGTTTTTCCCAGATTATTGACAACGATGATGTAGAATCACAGTTTTTCAAAAATGGGTTTGATAAGGATGGATACAATGAGTGGCAAAAACGAATCAACAACGGAACAAGACTTTTCGGGATCTACTATAGGAGACTCTGGACCTAATATGACCATTGATTGGCCAGATGCGACGATAATCCTACAACCAAAGTATTCTGACTGGAAAGTAGAGATGTTTCCCGGAATAACCGTTTCAATTATTGAAGGACATATTCCAAACTGGTTTCAAAGAAAAATGCAGGAATTGGTTTTCGGCTTTAGATGGCGAAAATGATAAATAGATATATGAAGAATGATAAATAGATATATGAAGAGGAGTATTGATGCCAGTCTATCAATATAAAAACACAGAGACACAGGAAGAATGGGAAGAGTTCTGGTCCTATGATTCCCACAAGCAATTTCTTGCGGAGAATCCACATCTTCAACAAGTATTTTCAATCAACATTGTAGGTGGCACAGGAGATCGCGTCAAGACTGATGCTGGTTTCAATGACATGCTAGGCAGAATCGCCCGTTCTAATCCGACCTCTCCTTTGGCGGACAGATACGGTGATAAAGGCATCAGAGCATCCAAGTCTCGTGATGCAGTCAGACGCCAGCAGAAAAAGCATGGAGTATCAACAAAAACATCATAAGTTCGCTGTTATTATGGAGCAAGTGAGAATTACTCTAACCCTTCTAATAAAAGGTAACCTCCTGTATGAGTCACCAAAACTTCTTTGATACTGTAGAAGAATATACTGAACAACCATCACGCCGTCAGCGTAAATCTGCTAGGAAAGCAAAAAGAAATTCCAATAATGTAATTCAACTTCATAAGTCTCAACCAAAGCCACTTGAACTTCAAAACATTAAACCAATGACGGATAATCAGAAATTAACTTTTAAGTATTATAGAGAAGATAAAAATCTTATACTCCATGGGTGCCCCGGAACCGGAAAGAGTTTCATCAGCTTATATTTGGCTCTAGATGAAGTATTGAATAAACCAAATACCAAATATAAAAAAGTAATCATTATTAGAAGTGCTCAATCAGGTAAAGATATCGGATTTTTGCCGGGATCTGCTAAACAAAAAATGGCAGAATTCGAAACTCCTTATGTTGGAATTTGTGCTAAACTATTTGATAATCCAAATGCATATCAAACATTGAAGAATAAAGGTATCATTCAATTTGAGTCAACTTCGTTCTTGCGTGGCCAGACAATTGATGATACTATTGTCATTTTTGATGAGTTTCAGAACACAAATCTTCAAAATGCGGTAACTGTATTAACTCGTATTGGACAAAACACTAAGATTATTCTCTGTGGTGATCGCAAACAGGATGATTTGACATCTAAGCGGTTTTCCGAAGAATCTGGTGCAGACTCTATTTTGCGTCTATGCTCTCATATTCCATCAATGAAATCTGTTGGGTTTAATGTGGAAGATATTGTTCGTTCTGGATTTGCTAAGGAAGTAATTCTAGCTATGATTGCATGTGATCTATAAATATGTAAATAGATTTATCAATTGGTCTTGACAATATATCCAGATAGTGTATACTCGTATTAAGCGATCATATTCTATCTGGATATATTAATTATGAAAGTATTTTATTATGGGTAAACGAAGTGATTTTGAACGAGTTTCTAAAGACTATTATCCCACTCCAATTTCAGCAGTAATTCCTTTACTTCCACATCTTATGCCAAATGCTACATTTTATGAGCCATGTGCTGGTGATGGTAGATTAATTAATCATCTAGAATCTAATAAACTTCTTTGTAAAGGTGCATGGGATATTGAACCTCAGGCAGATAATATTAAAGAAGCAGATGCCCTTGAATTAGATTTGTCCTCGGGTGCTGATTATATTATTACTAATCCTCCATGGGATCGTAATTTACTTCATCCTATGATTGAACATTTTAGCAACCAACTTCCGACTTGGCTTTTGTTTGACGCAGATTGGATGCATACCAAACAATCAATTCCTTTTATGAATAGATGTGAAGCCATTATCTCTGTTGGTAGAGTTAAATGGATTGAGGGCAGCAAATCTTCTGGCAAAGACAACTGCTGCTGGTATCTATTTTCTAAGCCAAAGTTTGTCAACAAAACCCTTTTTGTAGGTAGACGATAATATAGACTTGACTCCTTTTCGAATCATTGGTATAAATGGCATATCGAAACGAAGGAGATTTTATTATGAGCAAAGGTAAATACAGCCCGGTACTGACTCGCAAGGATGTGGATCGCCCCTACACTGATTACTGCTATAATGCAGACCGCCAGATCCCTCCCGAATGGACTCTTGAAATGAAAGAGCGAGGCGAAATCTATGACACTCGTCTTTACTTTGACAACTACGATGAAAACGGTTACGACAGTTACGGATACAGCGCGTTTGATGCTGACGGCAACTATGTCGGCATTGGTGATGGTGTTGACCGCTGGGGCTACACCGAGTGGGACTATCTCGCAATGAGCGATGAAGAGTTTGAAGATATTTGCAGGTATGGAGCATAATTATGAAGAATTTTGTTGCAGATTATTCCCACGGTAGGAATGGATCTCTAAGTCGAACTCGCATTCAGGGGAATATCGTTCAGCTAAATGGCGCTCAATCAGATTTTGCTGTTCAGTCTTATCTACAGAATAAGCATCCCGGTTCTGAGATCATGATATATAATATTTCATGGAGGTGATTATGTCAAAGACTCGTAATCCAGTAGCTGGTAATATCTGGAAATATAATAAGCCTAAGGTAGTTCCTGATAAGAAACGGGAGCCTAAACAGAAGCACATTCAGCGTGTGCTTGATGAATTTTTGGAGTATTGAAAATGAATTTTGTAATTTATGGCAAGGACGGTTGCCCTTTTTGTGAACGAGCCAAGGCACTAATTAAGCAAAAGGGCGGAGAGTATAGTTACCTTACACTAAATAAGGATTTTACTCGTGAAGAACTTCTAGAACTAGTTCCAGAGGCCAAAACTTTTCCTCAGATTTGGGTTGAAGATGATGAGGAATTTACAATTCATATCGGTATCGGTGGCTATGATGATCTTGAAAAGTATTTTTCAGAATCTCTGATTGAACAAGATCTTAATAATGGTGCGACAATTCGTGTTACTTTCACTAAGAAGGATGGCACCGAGCGAACTATGCTCTGCACTCGTAATCCATTAATTATTGCTGAGTATTATACCGCACCAGAAAAGACTAAGGAAACCACTCGTAAAAAATCTGAAGGAGTTGTTCCTGTGTTTGATCTTGATAAGAATTCTTGGCGCAGTTTTGATGTTGATAGTGTAATCGGTTATACAGTAATTGAGGAAATTACAGAATGAAGCAGCCATTAACTCGTTGGGAAACTTTTAAGGCAGTGGTTGCCAAGTGGATTGTGGTTAATATCGCCACAAGGATTAGTCCCTTGGCGGTGTTAAGTCTCATTCTAGAAGTTGCTGATATGTATAAACAACGAGAATTAGAAGAACTAGGAAGTATTGAAGAATGAGTAATATGTTACAATATGCAAAGAGTGAACTTGACCGAATTGGTATGACCGAAGATGGTGATGAATATAATGCAATGGGTCGGAATGCCATTCTTGAACTGGTAGAAAAGTTTGCAGAACAAGGACATTCTGGGTTCTCAGCATCATATGTCACTAACTGTTTGGAGAAACTGCTTCGTTGGGAGCCTCTGTCTCCACTTACTGGAGAAGATTCAGAATGGACTCTTCTTGAGTATGATGATGAAACTCATTATCAGAATAAGCGATGCAGTCGAGTATTCAAAGATTTTGATGGTAGAGCATATGATATTGAAGGCAAGGTTTTCTGGGACTGGTATACAAATGAAGACGGCGAAAAGAGCAAGTCTTATTTCACCTGTAAAGAAAGTCGTGTATACATTGATTTCCCTTATGTTCCTACCACTGTATATGAGGAGCGCGTATCGTGAAGGCTTTGGTAACCGGTGCCGAGGGCTATATCGGTCGTATTCTCTGTAAGATTCTAAAAGATGAAGGCTGGCAGGTCTTTGGTCTTGATCTGAAAGAACCAGTTCATTGGGAACTTGATGAGACAGATTTTCATCATTACTATGTTGGTCATTATGGAAATCCTCGACCATATATTCAGCATAAGTATGATGTAATTTTCCATCTAGGTGCTAATAGTCTACTTGGCCCTTCTGTAAAGAATCCTCTGGATTATTTTGATAATAATGTTTCTGGCATGATTGATATGCTAAAGAATATCAAAAACGAACAGCCAGATACACCAATTATCTTTGCATCATCTGCTGCAACATATGGCGATCCTAATAAGAATATTGCTCTTAAAGAAGAAGATGCTGGTTATCCTATCAACCCTTATGGTTGGAGTAAATGGTTCGGTGAACGAATCCTAGAAGAATCTTGTAATGCATATGGTATGCGCGCATATTCCATGAGGTTCTTCAATGTCACTGGTGGGTTTGATGGTATGGGGCAGGATTTGGATCAACCACACATTCTCACCAAGATGTGTCAGGCGTCTATAAATAATGAGACATTCTACATCAATGGCAATGATTTTAATACCTTTGACCAAAGTTGTGTTAGGGATTACATTCATGTCTATGATGTATGTCAGGCACTTATTGCAGCCGCAAAGGAAATCCAAACTGATGCTCCAACTTCATATACACAATATAATGTAGGGTCTGGAGTAGGATATTCTAATATTCAGCTTGCTAATATGGTTAAAGATCTATATGGTTTGAATTATGATTTTGCGCCAAGACGAGATGGAGACCCCGGATATTTGTTTTCTGATAATACTGCACTCAGGCAGGAACTAAAGTGGGAACCCACTAAAACCATTTCTGAAATTGTTGATTCTCATTATGAGTTTGTAAAGAAGGAATTGAATAAAGTATGAGTGAAATCTTTTCTCGTGATGAGATGAATGCCAAGAGTCACGGTGGTTCTGAAATGATGGTCGAGGGTATGCTTGCCCGACTAAATCCTGAATATCATGATAAGTTTCAGATTATCTCTTCTCGGGTAAGAGAACTATATGATGATAGAATTCGAATTCTATGGCTACATAACACAGCCCAAGATCCTGAGAGTCAACAACTGAAGGATCCAAATTTTCGCAATAAGTTCCACAAAATTGTGTACTGCGGAAATTACCAGATGAATCAATATCAGAACTTTCTTGGTATTCCTCATGATCAAAAGACTTGTGTGATTGACACTGCTATTGAACCACTTGGTCCAATTAATAAGGGTGATGCCAAGGAAGAGATTCGGCTAATTTATGCATCTACGCCGCAGAGGGGTCTATCACTTCTAGTTCCTGTATTTGAAGAACTCTGCAAGCATCACGATAATCTGGTTCTGGATGTCTTTTCTAGCTATAAGATTTATGGTTGGGCTGAAGCAGATCAACAATTTGAAGAATTATTTGATCGGTGCCGAAATCATCCTAAGATTAATTATCATGGATTTCAACCAAATGATGTTGTTCGTGAACATATGGCAAAGGCTCATATTTTTGCTTATCCCTC